TTGAGTATTGTAGCAGAAAGATCAGCGTTTGACAACGCTGATGGCGGGTTGCCCCTGATTGAACACGGTGTCCACCACCGCCTGCACCTTCCTAGCGGTGCTCACGCCCACTGCAGAGTACACGGGGATGCAGACCAACCCAAAGGACTTGGTGTAGTCCTGAAGGGCGCCAGGAGCGATCCTACCGCTCTGTAGGGCAGCAGCATCGTCCTTATGAAGGCGGATCACCCGCCCAATGGTCTGAGAGATCCCGATGTAATCCATAGAGCGCATAAACAGCACCGCTTCCAGACCAGAAACGTTGATGCCCTCGCTGAGGATGCTGTGGTGAAGAACCACAAACTTCTTGTCGTTGTCCTTGCCCCAAGCAGAGAGAGTGTCGAAGAACACCTCACGGTTGACCTTCTGCCCATCAATCACGGCACCAGTCTTGGACGTGATATACATCCAAGAGAAACCACGATCCTCCAGTTGCTGACAGAAATCAGTCTGAGAAACCAGAGAAACGATCTGTTTGGTTGCCTTAGAGCAGATCAGAACCTTAGAAACCTCCTGAGCATCAATGGTCTGGATCAGGTTCTCACAGTCAACATCGGCAACGATCTGACCCTTAGAGAGCATCTCAAACTGCTGAACCACAACCTTAGGGGGAACAATAAAACCACCCTCCACCAGTTCAGGAGCAGGCACATTGCAGATCACTTGACCATACACTGAACCATCATTCATACCAGGTTTTGCAATAGTGGCAGAATGCTTAGGAGTAGCAGTGAAGAAATAGCAGCGGTCAGCAGTAGAAGCGTAATGCTCGGTGGCAGGGAAGAAATGGCGCTGGACAGAGTTGTGTGCTTCATCGAAGTAAATGGTATTAACGTGAATGTCTGCCTGCTGAAGGCGTTGCAGGGAGTTGTAGGTGGTGAAGATCAGTTTGTTACCACGAGTCTGATCCACCCAGTTGCGGATCTCACTGGGGCGAGTCGTGCTCTGGTGATGCGTCTCACCGCTGTGAACGTGCAGCACAGAGGCATTGGTGATGAACTCCAGAAACTCGCTGGACAGTTGCTCTGCCAGCAGAATACGAGGAGCAACCACTGCGATCAGAGTCTCACCGTAGTTGTGATCAAACTGGTGCTTGGCATCAAAGATAGCGATATTGGTCTTGCCACCGCCAGTCGGAATGATCACCTGACCTTTCCGATACCGAAACAGGGCATCCAGAGCACGTTGTTGGTGGGGGCGCAGTTGGAACATCGTTTGGCGTTTCAATACAGATATTATAGCAGCACAAAAAGGGGGACCGAAGCCCCCCTGTGCCAGTTATGAAAGTGAATACTCTCCAGGACGATGAAACCTGATGTAGTTCAGATCTCTTAGAACCTGCAGTTCTCTAAGGACGGTTCCCTTCAATTCGGTATTAAAGGGATTTGTGCGTGAGAGAACAGGGAAAGTCAATTCATAAACATCTTTTGCTTTGAATTTAACATCTGGAGCATAGGTTAGACTCAGAATGTTATAGACTCTTTCCCTAATTTTCATCAGAGTTTTACCAGTTCATCACCGTCCATTCCGCAGATCTGAGGAGCACGATAACCGAACTCCAGATAGTTGCGAAGAGAGGAGTTATCAGAGTTAAAGACCTCAAGTGAAGAGATCACACGATACACCTCTTGCTTGCGAGTTTCCACAACCTTCCGCAGATCATTACCGTCCTTCACATTAGAAGTCGTCACATAGAAGTGGACAACAGTCTTGATGCCTTTAGAAGCGGCATCAAAGAAAATCGGCAGAAAATCACGGAGGAAAACCTTTTGACTTGCCTCATACAGGCGATGCACCACCTTGACATCTTCATCAAGTTTGTAATCAGACTCACGGATTACAAAACCCTTGTCAAGAACGAGCATATCAATTGCATCGTTACGAGAAATAGAAGCAAGGAATGCGGACTTACCCGTGTTGTTGAAGATTGCCTTCTTCAGATTAGTGCGGGAGAGTTTAGTCTCGTTTGCGGCAAACTTCTCAACCCAAGCACCAACAAGTTCAGGAGTGATCTCAACACCTTCGTTCTTCTTGCGTTCAATAAAGAGAACACCTCGTGCCTTGTAGTCTTCAAAGGCAGCGGCAGTTCCTTCAGGACGAGGTTGGTGCAACAGACCGATCTCGTCGATCACGTCACCAGTACTGTAACCTTCTTTGGGGCGGAAGATGTCAACGGGCATCCAGGCATAACCATTCTCACGATACCAACGCAGACGGTGGTTTCCGTTCAGCAACCAATCTTCACCCTCAAGCATTGCTGCAGGGCGCTTACCAAACTTCCAACCTTTGGACATTGAACGATCAACAGTCTCATAGGAGTTCTTGGTAATACCACGAAAACGACCCACATTTGCCTTACCAGGCTTCTGCACCGTGTTCACATTGATTGCACGGGTTTCCACATATTCCAGAGTTTCGTAGTGATCAGGAATAGGATAGGAACGAATTTCTTCTACAAGGCGCAGAACAGCATCATCTTGAGGATGTGGTTGGTAGTCAGAAGGAACGTTAATGTTAAATTCAGTAAAAGTCATAAAAAATTCGGCAGTTTGTCCATTTGGGTCTCGGCAGTGTGCCTCAACCACGAGATCAATATACGATGGATTCAACCTCCTGTCAACCCCTTGACTGATTAGAAAAACTTTTCAATACCGATAAGTTGTCCAAATGAGTAATCGTACTCCAGAGCATCGGCACACACATAGTGAGGATGATCTACCGATACACCTAGTCGTTCACATAATTCTTTATGATTATCTTCCATCATCTCAATGGCATAAAGCATATGATCTAGAACATGTTTCTCGTCGTGATATTGACACAAACGATTTTTCAATCCCACTAGAAAATTCCCAGATCCTGCAGAGTTGTCAATAAACGTGCTACTAGGATCTCGTAGAAGTTCCAAAGGAATATCATCAATCATACTCTCCACGAGTTCTTGAGGAGTAAAAACTTCTTGTGTTTCTTTAATTCTCTCGTCGGATCTTTCAATACTAGATCCAACTTCTAGATTATGTTTATTCTTTGCCATCTCGTTCTTCCAAACACTTTATATACGTCGAGATTAAATCATTCTTACCAAAATGTCTTCTACCATTACAACTAGAAGCAACTTCCCTAAACACGGGCGCAAACTCGACGAGATTTTGTATTACTTCGGGTGAACGAACTTTAAGAAAATGATGCCCTTTTGCATAGTGTGTAAAGTTCTCTGTTTTGACTCTACCACTGGGTCCTGATCCATATTCACCAACAAATACATCTGCCTCAAATCTTCTCTCATAAGGAAGAAACTCAAAGTCTGGATGTTCTCTCATCATAGGAATTTCACCAACTCCTACCTGAAATCTTGATGTATTTCTTACTTCCCAATATTGTTTAACAGCACTAATACCATTTGGAAACGTTGAGGGATCTAGATCTTCATCTACAGTCAAATGAAGATGTGCTTTAATCTTATTTAAAGAAGAAGGTTTGCGTACCGAAGTTGGCAACACAAACCTGATGTCATCTGTGAATTCTGCAGTCTTATTTAAGAATTTTATAGCAAGATTACCCCCCACACCATATGGAGGGTTTCCTATAGCTAAACTAAATCTCATACCTTCTCTTCAACGCTCACAAAGCATATTCTAGTGGTATTTGAGAATTATGTCAAGTCAGTGCTACAGTCACAGATCCTATACCAACAACGTTAAGGACCAAATCACTTCCAACAACGCTAATTTCAACAGGATCTCCACCAACTTGACTGGTAAATCCATTTTTAGCAACAACTATATCTGTTGTACTTACTATTCCAGAACTATAATATCCACCATCAATATTAAATAAATTGCCTTGAATTAGAGTATCTCCGTTCACATCAAGACTGGCTCGAGCCGATGTGGTTCCAATTCCAATTGAAGCGCCACTTATGAGATAGAGACTACTTTGAGACCCAACATAAGTAGTAATACCGAGTACTGTAGAGTCTTTTAGCAGCAGATTATCGGTAGTAATTTCTTTACCAAGAATCTGTTCCTCTATAACAATACTTTTTGCAAATATTGATGAGGATGATTGAATATCGCCAATAACATGAAGTGCCGAATTTGGAATTGATGTTCCTATTCCAACTGATGAATTTGAATTTTGATTTATATGATAAATTCCATTATTAGTTTCTTCATCATCTACAACCCAAGGACCAGTTAAATTGATCCAAGGAGATCCATCTCCTCTCGTATATTGGAATGTTTTTATTTCTCTGTTATAAACTAATCCACCGCCTTGTTGATAAAAACCCATAGCAGTGAGTTCTGTATTATTCACCGAAGGCATTAAAGCGACTGATTTAGTCCCTTCTGGACTTATTGCCTGAGATAAATCAAGACACGCTGCGGGGAAACTTGTATTGACTCCCAATGCGCCAATACCTTTGACGACTACAGCACTGTTATGAACACTTATACCTTGATTATAAACTTGAATTGCACCTTCATCTATAAGAGATTGATCAAATGACGTAGTACCTATACCAATACCTTCTGAAATAAGTGCTTTTCCTATTACATGTAAGTCTACAACTGCATCATCGGTTTTAACTCCAACAGCAGCAAACAATCCAGTGACAGGTCTAGCATCAAAACCAGTAATAGGAGAAGCAGTTTGAATTCCAATAGATCCAACTCCTATTACATTGAGTTGAGATACAGTTGAAATTCCATTAGTTGCAATAATATTTGTATTATTTAATAAGTTTTCTTCACCACCACCAAAACTTACTCTATTAATACCAGTTCCAGCCTCAAATCCACCTACGATAGAAAGATCTCCGCCAACAAATAAGTTACTGGTTATTGTCGAAGTTCCTACAACTTCCAGTTCATTTTGGGGATTGGTTTTCCCTATTCCAAGTTTGCCATCATAAGTTAAAGATGCTATAGTCTCATTAGTTTGACCATAAATCCAATTGAATCCTCCAGTATTTAAACCAACTCCATTTCCATTATGTAATCTAAAATCTACATTCCCATAGTCATTGTTAATGATTTCAAAAGATCTTGGAATACTGCCAAATCTTAGAACTGTAGAACTATTTCCAATACCAACTGACTGTCCTATGCTTACTCTAGATTGACCAGATTCGGATATAACCTCAAGAGTAACATTAGATTGTTTTTTAATTTGAAAATCTGATGTTGGTAAATTTGTACCTAATCCAATTCTTCCAGATTCTAATGCTGCAAAGATAGTACCACCAACCCCAATATTAAATGAAGAAGTTACGGTTGCAACACCAATAGAAGCACCAGTACTAACTAATGTGTTGGTTGTAGTTATTCCGTTAATCTGAGCATTCTTCTGAACTAACAGTCTCCATACATCAATAGAAGGTTGTCCAACAAGACCTCTTGCAGTTTCAGCAATACCTGTAATATTTCCTGTTGCTACAATAGTTCCAAAATATGCTGAATTTGCAGTTATAATACCACTTAAACTTATATTTGGTGCGAATCTATCGTTTGCAATAATAGGAAGTCTGCTATTATTTAAAGTTCCTGTAGAAATATTTGAAGCATTAATTTCTGTTATACCAGAACCAAATCCAACAAAACTTTTTGCAGTAAGAATGCCAGAAGCTCTAATATTTCCTGTCGAATTGATTCCGACACCCATCCCACCATTATCTGGATTTGAACCTACTTGGAATGAAAATCTTGGATCATTTGTTGCGACACCAACACTTCCTTGAGCATAAATGCTAGTAAATCCTAGACCAACATCAACATCTAACCATTGAGATGTTGGTAAATTAAGAAGTCTTCCACCATCCCCAAAATAAGTCACAACACCACTAGATGATGTTGCGGTTATAATTCCCCCAGGAAAAACAGATACAATACCAACCTTCAAGTTTCCAATGGTTGATACGCCACTGATTAATGTAGTTGTTGTGACTAAACCAGTTACACTTACGACACCTCTGACGTCAAGATCTTCTGTTGGTACGGAGGTTCCAATTCCAACTAAACTACCTCTAACAACGAATATGTCCTGATCAACCTGAACACCATCACGAAAACTAAATGACTTTCTTATATTAGACATTTTGTTTTTTAGTTATTTATCCTTGATTTGATTACTCAAAGTTTCAACTTTTTCATTTAATTCTTTAATTGCTTCAATTAAAAGAGGTACAAGTTTTTCATATTGGACTGCTTTATACCCATTTTCTCTGGTAGTTACAATTTGAGGTAGAACTTTTTCAATCTCTTGAGCAATTACACCAACATCTTCTCCATCATGTGAAGAATTTTGATTCCAAATAAATGTATTTCCACTAATTGATAATACTTT